ATGAAAACAATTGTATTAGGACCACCAGGCACAGGAAAGACAGAAACTTTATTAGATAAAGTCGAAGATCATTTAAAGAAAACAGATCCTAATAAAATTGGATTTTTTGCCTTTACTCAAAAAGCTGCAAACGAAGCAAGAGATAGGGCTATGAAAAAATTTAGTTATACTGAAGATGATCTTCCATATTTTAGAACACTTCATTCATTAGCTTTCAGGAGATTGGGAATTAAAAAAGAAAACGTAATGCAAAAAATGCATTATCAGGATTTAGGTAAAGAAATAGGTTTTGACGTGGATTATATGGAATATGATGATGAAGAAGGAGGTATTTTTACCACTAAAAGTGATTATCTTAGAATTATTCAACTGGCTAAATTAAGGAATATATCTATCTCTAAACAATATGGTTTAAGAGAACACACCCAAGATGTCGAGTTCAATAAATTAAAAATTATAGCAAATGAACTAGAGTCATATAAAAAACAATATGGACTCGTTGATTTTAACGATATGATTTTAGATTTTGTAAAATCAGATGCATCACCAAAATTTGATGTTGTCTTCATAGATGAAGCACAAGATTTATCTTTGATGCAATGGGATATGACAAGAAGCATTTGGGATAAAACAGATGACTCTTATATTGCAGGGGACGACGACCAGGCAATATTTAGATGGGCAGGTGCTGATGTTGATAGTTTTATAGCACAAGATGGAAAATTCATAAGACTGATGCAATCTCGTAGAATTCCAAAAAAGGTTCATGATATTGCAATGACAATAGTAAATAGAATTTCTAAACGATTACCAAAGGACTGGAGACCAAGAACAGTACAAGGATCTCTAACAAGATATCCTAATTTTGAAAATGTAGATATGTCTAAAGGAGAATGGTTAGTACTGGCTAGAACCCGATACATGCTGAATGAATTAGAAAATGTCCTCTATCAAAAAGGTTTATTTTTTAAAAATAAATTTAAAAGGTCATATGAACAAGATTTATATGATGCCATTGTCAATTGGGAACAATGGAGAAAAGGATCTCCTATGAATCCTGATCAAATTAAACAGATATATGGTTATATGAGTCCAGAGCACGCTGACAGAAATCAACTTTTAATTATGAACAAGGACGCACATTATTCTTTAAATGATTGTAAAGACAAATTTGGTCTTCGTACTAATTCTGTTTGGTATGAATCTCTGGATGACGCTCCATGGAGAAAAGTAGAATATATTAGAAAAATGAGAAGTAATGGAGAACAGCTTAATAAAGCACCAAGAATTTTATTATCAACCATTCATGGTGTCAAGGGTGGAGAAGCACAAAATGTAGTTTTATTAACAGATTTAAGTCTAAATACGCAAAAAGGATATGACAAAAATCCCGATGACGAGAATCGACTGTTCTATGTTGGCGCAACACGGACCAAGGAACACCTGCATATTATAGAGCCAAAAGATTTTTATAAGAGTTATCAGATATGAGTGTGTACGATAAACAAATTGGTGGAACTCATTATAAAAAAATGAAAATTCAACCAAGTGAATTTATTAACAAGAACAAATTGCTATTTGCAGAAGGAAATGCTATTAAATATATTTGCAGACACGCAGCTAAAGGAGAAGTACAAGATTTAGAGAAAGCAAAACATTATATTGATATGATTATTGAAAGAGATTATTCATGATACAGCAGCCACTTTTCAAACCTCAAACTGAATGGATTCCACCACAGGAATTTCCAGACTTATCTAAATACGATGAAATAGCAATCGACCTGGAAACAAAAGACACTAATTTAATAAAAATGGGGTCGGGTTCCTTTACAGGTAATGGAAAAATAACAGGAATATCTGTCGCTGTTAAGGACTGGTGCGGCTACTATCCAATTGCCCATGAGGGCGGTGGCAACATGGACCGTGAAATGGTTTTAAAATGGTTTAGAGAAGTCTTAAAAACAAACGCACTAAAAATTTTCCATAATGCCATTTATGATGTCTGCTGGATTAAAACACTGGGAAATATTGCAATAGGTGGTCATGTTGTAGACACCATGATTGCTTCAGCATTGGTTGATGAAAATCAAATGCGTTACGATCTAAATAATTGTGCCCGACGTTATACGGGACAAGGTAAAGATGAAGCTGCTTTGTACGAAGCGGCAAGAGAATGGGGCGTAGATGCCAAAGTAGAAATGTATAGGCTTCCGGCCATGTACGTAGGCGCCTATGCTGAAAAAGATGCAGAACTGACTTTGAGCCTTTGGCAAGAATTAAAAAAAGAAATAGATTATCAAGATCTCTCATCCATCTTCCATCTTGAAATGGAACTGTTTCCATGCCTTGTGGAAATGAGTTTTCTTGGAGTCCGTGTGGATGAAGAGCAGGCGTTGGAAGAAAAGAAATTATTGATGGAACAGGAAAAAAATTTATTGTTAGATGTTAAAAAAGAAACCGGCCTTGATGTACAGATTATGGCTGCAAGATCCGTGGCAAAAGTATTTGATAAACTTGATCTTCCGTATGAAACAACACAGAAATCAAAAGAACCAAGCTTCGTTAAGAACTTCCTGCAGAATCATCCGCATCCAGTTGTCAAAAAGATTGCACAAGCCAGAGAAATAAATAAATCACATTCAACTTTTATTGACTCCATACTAAAACATGCCCACAAGGGCAGGATTCACGCTGGAATAAACCAGCTTCGTGGAGACAGCGGAGGAACGGTTACTGGTAGATTCAGTTATTCCAACCCGAATCTTCAGCAGATTCCCGCACGGAACAAGGAACTTGGACCACGGATCAGGCGTCTATTTATACCTGAGGAAGGCCATAGATGGGGTTGTTTTGACTATAATCAACAGGAGCCTAGGTTGGTGGTACATTATGCATCCTTGCAGAAGTTATACGGCGTAGGAGAAGTCCTCGACGCGTACAACAAAGGAGATGCAGATTTCCACGCCATCGTAGCCGACATGGCGAACATTCCTAGACTTCAAGCTAAAACAATCAACTTGGGTTTATTCTATGGGATGGGTAAAAATAAATTACAGGCAGAACTCGGTATTAACAAAGATAAAGCAGAAGAATTATTTAAACAATATCATAGTAAAGTTCCATTTGTAAAACAGTTGATGGATTCTGTTATGAAGCGCGCCCAGGATTCAGGGATGATAAGAACATTACTCGGCAGACTTTGCCGATTTCACTTATGGGAACCGAATCAATTCGGAATTCATAAATCCCTGCCGCACGAAGAAGCGCTCAGGGAGCATGGACCGGGGATTCGTAGGGCATATACCTACAAAGCATTAAACAAACTTATACAAGGATCAGCTGCCGATATGACCAAAAAAGCAATGATTGAACTACATAAAGAGAAAATTATTCCACATATACAGGTGCATGATGAGTTGGATATCTCTGTAAAAGATGATAAAGAAGCTGAAAAAATAAAAAAAATTATGGAATCCGCTGTTGAACTGGAGGTGCCTAATAAGGTAGACTATGAATCCGGTGAAAACTGGGGCAATATAAAATAGGAGAAAACTATGGAAAAACTAAAACAATACGCTATAGGACTATGGGGATTAGCTAGAGCCAACAAGAAAGTTACTTTTGGCATAATCGTTGCTATCCTTATTCTATACACACTAGTTAAATAATCGGAGATACCAGCCGGTATCTTTAATATCAACACACATGAAAAGTAAGGATATACGTGATGAAGAAACTGATATGGAAGATAAGACAGATAATATCAAAGTATAAGGTGAAATTATACGTGAGCTATGTTAACTTGACGAAATATAAAAAATGACTGATAAATTCTGTAAAAAATGTAATCATTCATGCCACTGCGAGAGTCGTTGCTTCAGCCATGAAGACTGTTCATGTAACAAATGTGGCTGTAGTAAAGATGGCGGAATCGTAATAGACGACACCGGCGAATGCGAAGGATGTCAGTAAATGTCAAGGTCATTTAAAAAATTCATAGTCAGATTAAGAATGTTCTATGCAGACCTGAGGGGTCATCATGGAAAGAAATGGAACTACGAGCCATCAGAATGTTATATGGGCAGGAAAAAGAATGGACATGTACGACAAAAAACTGGAGCGTAACATAATATGGGCCCTTGCTATTATATTAATTTTCATAGGGTTAACAGGGTGTCAGTCCATTAAGAAGCCCATTAAACAGCCTTTAACACTTACCGATTCAGTAACCATAATG